GACAAGGTATTCAAACTGTCCTGAAAAGAAAATTCGCGTCTTGGCAGTTTCCACGTCGTAGATCTTCTTGAACTTGACGACTTCGTCCTTCTCATACGCTACAAATGGATGTAGATGAGGAATTCCGTTATATGCGTCATCAACGACGCGATCGATGCGCGATGACATACGCTGAGCTTCAGCATCGGGCGCAAAATAATGCATCTGGTTGTTTGGGTTAAATACGAGGTAGGCGCCTTTGGACGTATCATTTCGGTCCTTGGCTTGAATATGTGGGTATCCTGCTGAGCCGTTCCGATCGAGCGGCTTGGCCATCGGGTATTCCGCATACGATGGGCGGTTGATGGCTTCTGTCTTTGTAAACACTCTGACATCTTTCCCTCTACATTGAATCTTGTTGGCAAGCTCATTTCCGATGTTTTGGAAAGCATCTGCCCACTCTGCACGATCGATGGAGTATTCGCTCTGCTTTGAATAGCGAGCAAGTCCCTCAGTGTACATATCACGGCCAGGCTGGCGCGGATCTTGCGTACTGAGGACAGCAGGTTCGCACGTATCATACTCCGGCAGGAGCAGACCAGTGCGATACATTCGCGTCTGAGTGGGAAGAAAAACTTCCTTGTCGATGGTACCCACTTCCAGAAGCCCGGTGGCTACGTCTACGGTGGGAGCGGAATGTGCAGTCACACCACTGAAAAGCGGCGTAGGCATAACTGAATCAGCCGATTCGTTAGCAACAAATGCACGTTGAGCGAGCACTCGAATAATCCATTCCTTGGTGATAAGAACTCCAACGCTGACTCCAGCGTTACCAGCTCTATGAATACCACACCATTTATGTGCCACTTGAGGGCACATCACGATGAGTGGTGATCCACAGTCGCCGGGTTGAGTAACTCCGGTGTCAATATGGAATGAATGGATGTGCGATGCATATCCCGCGCTGGAACCTGCAAGCTCAGCCGAGCTAGTCACGTTAGGGCGCATGCCTGCGAAAACTTGTCGCATAGGCAGAACACGGTTATTGTGCTCTCGCTGTAGTAGGGTTAGGGTAACTCCAATCTCTCCTCGCGTGGCCGTCCACAGGGTCGAAAGATCCTTCTCTGAGATGACATGAGCAAGAACACTAGGCCAGCTGGCACAAGTGAGGTCTTCAATCTCGAAAAGCATAACGTCTTGCGATCTGTTTCGTGCTATAACTTTAACTGGGTACTGTCTTCCTGTACGGGTATCAAGGGCCAGAGCTTCTGTGCTACAATGGCCAACCGTAAGGCCGATTCTCTCCTTAAGCATAAGGGCATGCACATGATGCTTGCCATTAAGGGTCATGGAAACGGAGTTAGCAGCGACAATAACGCCTTGCTCTACTGCTGCATCATCATACACTCCTTCTGCTTGAACTTTGCTGTTAAGGCGATCTGCTGAACGCGGGAACATTGCTGTAAACAGACGAATGAGGGCGCTAGGTGCGCGAATATCGGCGCGGGAGAAAATCTCAACCGCTGCACTAGGTGCGAGCCGATCTGCCTCTCCGTCGTATGGAATGCCGGTGATCATGGCAAATGCAATGAGAGAACCAACATCAGTGCCTAGATTGGAGACACTGATAGTCTGTCCCACAAGTGACAGTGTGGACATTTCATCAACGCCGTGATTGGCGAATCTGACTTTGTACGTCCCTGCTCCATTGACTGTGGACAGCTTAGTTGGCAATTTGGCAAAATCAATTTGGCGCCACGAGGTAGTAAGTGGCATCTGCATGACCGTCCATTGTCCCGTGCTTGTTTCATCAGCGCAGATAACGGCATTACGCCACACGTAGCCATACTGGCCATTCGCATGTTGTACGACGTTGCCCTCGATGGCAGCAGCCTCGTTGACTACAAGTCTTCGAGTATACTGGCGCTTAGGGCCGAATTGTTCGTACGTGAACGGCGTGATCGCCTCATCTTGGATTGCAACGCTCAGCAGCGGGGTAGTATCATTCTTCTTGGCCGGAGCTTTCGAAGAGACTGGTACTCCATTATTAACATGCGACACATGCGCAGTGTTGGCTTTCTTTTCCTCGACAATAGGTTGAGTGAGCTCATTGACGGTATTATGCACCTGCTCACTAGTGGACTCATTAACGGTGCTTTGCACCTGTCCTACTTCCAGACTCTCATCATGGGCATTATGCGCCTGAGTCGGTGTGGGTTCATTCCCGTTCGTGAACATGCCCTTGATCAGCGTGATCATAGAGCCGACACGCAGTAGAGCGTGAATCACTTCACCTGCACGAACGATCATCTTGTATTGTGGTGTGATGGTCACCAAGTCGTGTAGAACTTGTTCCTCGGTAGGAATATTGGGAAGAGGATTAGCATAAAGCTGGGATAGTACGTGAGTGTACTTTGCGTTATAGGGATCATCCAGAGGGGATAGATCGCCACTAGTTGAGAAAGGCTTACCTTCGGAATTGAGCACAATCCTGACGGGCGTTTCAACATCGACGCGGAACATAATGGTTGGTTCATTGCCTTTAGCATAGAATCCGATAATACCATTAGCAATTCCGGTGTCAATGATCCACGTTCCATCAAAACCAAGACAATTCCGTTGGTTGTTGAAGGTGGAGGTAAGAGTGTTGAGACCGGCCGCGAAGTTGCATTGCGTAAACGTCATAAGAGCCGGCAGGTACTTGACCAATTTGGCTCCATTACATGGCTTACCTTCTCCATCTACAATCTTGCACGATGTTATTGCCTTAATGGCATGCATGGGATTGCGATAGTCTAGGTTGTAAACTTCCGGTGCAACTGTAACGTGGTAGTCGTAAACGTCAGGCATTGGCACGATGAACTCGCCCGTGACAGAAACAATGTCAATGTCGTCGGGCGTGTTCATAATGGAATGGATAACGCTAGGGAGTGTGGAATACACCAAGCTCATCTTAAGTGAACCCTGACTGCCCACGTTGTGGGTCTTTCCGAGAGATTTGACACTAAGATAAGCATCAATGTCTGAAGGACTGAGAGTAGGAATAAGTTCCGCAGGCTTAAGGCCTTTAACACGGAGGGCAATAGAACCCTTAAAAGTAAAACCGAGGGCATAGTAAAACGAGCGACGTAGGACCATCTCATAACGATCCTTGACATTCTGAAAACCAGGCATGTTCGAATTGCACGTAGCAATCAAAACAGAGGTCTCCAACTTACATTCATAGTTCTCATGAATAAGCTGAGCAAAAGCAGCGGTGGTGAGCTCCGACGTGGTAAAATCGTCGGCTACAAGGATCCCCTTGTAGGCTGCAATTTCGGCGCAATACACAGAATCCTGTGCGTACCTGAGCAAGTCAACTCTCTTGTACTCCTTAGAAGCGACAATAGAATCAAGCATGTAGGTCTTTCCTACGCCGGCATTACCCTCAAGGATAATAGCGTAACGTTTGCCGAGCACGCGGGTAGTAACGGGCTGCAGAGACTGAGGCTCAGTATTTGAGAACAAACTATCTTGTGACAACTGCGATGCAGCACCATCAGGTTGAGCAATTGGCTCAATAACGATTGGTACTCCGGCGACGTAACGCCTATGCATGGCCTCGAGGTCAAAGGCATTCTTGTTGAAATGATATGGTTCCTCTGGGATAGTTAATGCAGTGAGCGCATCTTTGTTTTTGTACAGCGCTTGGCGGTAAGTTTCTCGACGCGACTTCTCCAATTCGCTTATCATTTCAGCGAGCTGGGGAATTGTGGTTTCGCATATAACACGTGGATCGTGGGCGGATGGAAGCCCTCGGACAGCATCAGCAGGAGCACCCTCCTTACGCACTGGGCGTAGAAGAAAGTAGCGATTGGGATGCGCGGCATACCACGCAGATGGATCAGCTGCAAGAGTGCCGTTGTCACGAGCCGTAATGTAATCGGCATTGTACACGTAAATGAGAAAGTCACGACGGCGGTTAAAACTACCGGGATCAGTAATGACACTTGACTTTGTGATGTCTTGTTGGTTAGACGTAGCGAACATGAAGCGAGAAACAAAGGCGATTCCCTTGTCAATAATGGATGCTCCTGATACAGCAGTAACATTGCTGCTGGCATGTGCATGCCATTCTTGAATGTCAAGCTCGTCCGAGCGTTGAGCAATATCATCATACATGATGATATCTTGGCCGCAATAGTTAGACCAGTAGGAGTCGGCTACATTTCGCGAATATGAATTGAGATTCTCTTCGGTAAGATGTTCTGCAAGACGAGTCATAATATAGGTCTTGCCAAGTCCTGGTGGACCATAGAACCACACACGCACCGGCTCTTGTTTGAATTGGGTCTGAATCAGCTGATCCCGACGTTCCTTGAGAGATTTAATTCCCTCAAAGATTTCGTTCGAAAGCGGCGCAAGCGAGAACATGGACTTCTCTTCGCTGGTGAGCAGTGCATACTGCTTAAGTAGCTCTTGATAATCGCGATCGACACCCTGGATGCTTTGCGTCCGCACAGCACCGAGCGTATCTTGGCGATAAGCGGTGTTAAGGTCACGCACTCGTGAGGCGAGACCATGAGCTGTATTGACCAACGATTGATATTTCTTGGCTTTAGGCGGCAGGTATGTTTCGCCAGCCATGTTGAATATGGACTTAAGAGCCCAGTCCGAAATGTCGTCGACAGCGGACCAAACAACGTTGGTGTTCTTGATGTTAGCTGCCATGCCGGCGAGCTTTCCTTGACCTCCGAAAATCCAATCGAGGCTAAGGTTTCCTGTAAATCCGAGACTGGCCGCAAGAATAGCTAGAAAGCCTAGTGCGGGTCGGACAATGTCAAGATGTTCGCGCAAAATTGCGATAAAACTTTCCTTAACGGTAAGGAGACCGGTCTTGATGTTAAACGACGCAGATGGTTGGGTTGGCGCCGTAGGTGCAGGCATTTGCGCCGATACTTGATC